TCGTCTTGACCTCGCTGTAGGCCTGCTTCTGTTGCTCCAGCCGCGCGTTCGCGGCAGTCATCTTCCGCTCGGCAGCGTCGAGCGAGTTGGTCAGGCGCTTGGTTGGCTTCTCCGTGCCGTCCACCTGAGCCTTGAGTTCGGCGTACTTCTTGGCGGCAGCGCCGGCCGCCTGCTCGGCCCGCTCCACCGCGCCGACCTGAGAGTTAAGCTGTGTCAGGAGGGCGCGGGCATTGCCCAACTCCGCCTGCGCTTTCTCCAGGTCGCGCGTGGTGGCCGCGAGGTCTTCGAGACTCTTGTCGGTCTTGCCGGTAGTCTTTGAGAGATCGTCGAGATTCTGCCGAAGCTTGCGAATGTCGGCGGTGAGTTCATTGACGGGTCGTTGGGCCTGATCAGTCTCAGCCCGAAAGATCATCTCAATATCGCGCTTTGACAGAGACGCCATTCTAAGTACCCCTATTTGCCGACTAGCTTCTCCACCATTTCTTTGAAGAAGCCGTGGGCCTTACCACCGTTGAAACTCGCGGAGGTCGCCGCCTGGTTGAAGGCAGCGGCCGTAGCGATTTCCTCGTTCACTCTTCTCTTTGCAATCTCTTTCTCCGACCACAGCTTCGCGAGAGGGTACTTGTGCGCGTAGACGTGTCCCTGTGCTATTAGGAAGCTGGCGTCTTCGCGGCACCCGTAGTAGAAAAGCGCGAGAGGGTGTCCTTCAACTTTTGCGATGCTTCGCCCTGCCGCCCCTGAGCGGCCGCTTTTACGACGTTCTGAAGCATCGCGGAAAGGTTTCCCAGGCCACCAGCGTCCTCGACCGTTAGCTTGAAAGCTGCCTGGAGTATCTTCACCTGGAGCCCAACGCCCAAGCGCGTTCCCTTGAGTTCCGGCGTATCAGTGACCATGGAAATAACTTCCGAGACCAGGGCCGGGAACTGCTTCGAGGCCATGATCACAACGTCGGTCATGTTGGTGGCGGAGAACACGTCGTCCTTCGACTGGATATAGACGGCGGTGAGGTCCATCAGTTCGTCCAGGTGCCCGACGATCAGGTCCGAGAAGTCTTCGAGCGCAAGCCCGCGAACGGGGCGCTGCTCGCCGTCTCCTGTGTCCACCATGACGATGGGCGGTTTGTAGTTGGTCCAGCTACTCATGTTATCACTATCCTCGCTATAGCATACGAAAAGGGCGGCCCCGAGGGACCGCCCTTCGTTATGGCAGAAAGCCGGTTGGCTATCAAGCCGGACGGCGGCGCGAGATGTACTGGCGCTCGGTCGCGGTATCCCGCTTGAGGATTTCGACCTTGAACGTCATGGACATCCACTGATCGCCCTTCAGGCTGAAGTCGCCATCGGGGCGCAGCTTGACGTACGGCCAGAAGTAGTCGTCGTTGAAGCCGGCCGCGTTGTTCGCGATGAACTGCATTTCGCCTTCGATGACTTCGGTGTTCGCGATCACGATGTCGTCGATGCCCGGTTCGAGGCCGTACTTGACCGCCAGGGTATCGCCGTCAACGATGTCAGGAGCATCGGTGTGGAGGTAGATGCGGCCAGCGGCCATATCGACATCGTAGCTGGTATTCGCAACACCCGTGATCGACAGGTAGCCGATGCGGCGGACGCCCTGCGGGAGATCGGCGGTGACGCCAAGCTGATACCAGCGGCCGAGTTCCACGTCGGCCACGTTCTCGGTGAGATCGGTGCCACCGGCCATGGTAGCGCCCGAGACGGTGCCGTTCGCGCCCGTGGTGAAGGTCTTCGCCAGGGTGATCGCGTTGCCGCCAGTGCCCGGCTCGTTCGCAGTCAGGGTGACCACGCCGACAGCGGGATCAGCCGTCACGCCCAGGAGGTTGGTGAACTCGTTGATCCGGTTGGCGAGGTTCACGGCCGTTGCGGTGATGGTCGCGCCGATCAGCACTTCCAGGCCGGTCGGACTGGCCGCGACGAAAGCAAGGTCATGTCCGGCGACGGTGAACTTGTCGCCAGCGACGGGAACGGCGTTCGCAATGGTCAGCGTGCCGGTGGCCGAGACGGTGCCCAGGTTGATGTTCGTGGTCTGCTGACCACGGAACCACAGGGCCAGGTTTTCGAGCGCGATGTTGTCACACTGGAACGAGGCGGCGGAATCGTTCTGGAGCGAAGCAGTCGCGTCCTTGATACGGACGCCGCCTTCACTGGAGTAGTGATCCAGGATGTCTTCCGACTGGGAAAGCGAAAGCTCCGGCGTGTTGCCGAAGTAAAGCTGACCGCGAGCGGTTCGGGTGCCTGCCTTGTACTGCCCGAAGAACAGTCGGCCACGGCCGATAACGTAGTTCATTTCCATCGCGTCATTCCCTTCTTACTTGTAGGGGTTACTAATATCGGTCGTGATCCCCAAGATCAACGGGAGATAGAACATCGCGAGGCGCGATGCCGCTTCTTCCATCGGAGGCCTTACCACGCCTTGTCCGATAATCATAGAGCCGATGTCTCCACCCAGCATGTAGTCATCCGGGTAGAGGGGAAGGCCTGTGTTCTCGTTCACGGCGATGATTCGGTAAAGCTGCTGCTCGACCGCCGCCTTCATGGCGTAGGCCGGATCGCTGGGGTTGTTCTTGTCGTCCTTGGGCCAGCCTTGGACCAAGAGCGTCCAGGTCTCGTTGCGGAGACGGCCGTTGACGGCGGCTGGCTCACCGACCACCGGGCGCGGCGCTTCCAGGATCGAGATCGAGTCCTCGACATCCTTGGCCGTGACCACCAGCTTGCCCCGCGACACGACGACGCCGGGATACTCGGAAGTTGCTTCCAGGATCGTGGCGATCTTCTTGATCACTCGAAGCTGCTTGGAATCGGGCATCACGCTAACCTCGCAAACTGGCGGAAGAACTCGGTCGCGATAGCGTCGGCCACGGCGGGCGCTTCAGCGTCGGCAGCTTCATTCCGGAGAATCTGATCTACGCTAGGCCCGTACAGGAGAACTACGTTCCTGGAAAGGTGAACCAGGCCCGATTGATCCTTCTTGTTCTTCAGCGTCGAGCCCGGCTTCAGGCGAACCGCGAGGCCGACGTTGAAGCCATCCTCGGTTATCTGCGCGCCGCGATTGAGGCGCACCAGGAACGCGCCCTTCATGTGTGTGCTCGCGCCCTTGACGCGGACGGTCACACCGCCCTTGCCGCCTATCGTGCCACTGGTGGCGAACCGGGCCAGGCTGGTGGGGCGCTGACGGCCGACGAGAGATGCGACCAAGCGTGTCGGGGTGGCGTGCTGCGCCATCTCGATCTTGTCGTTCACATAGCCGGCTGGGAAGGCGACTTCAGCCGCCACGGCCTTGCGGAAGCGGGCGATGCCCTGGCCGCTCAGCACATCATTCATGGCGAACGCGGCGGCCTGCCGGGTCTTGTCGGGGACGCTCGCCAGGAAGTTCTCCAGGTCGAGAATCCCAGCGATGTCGAAGTTAAGCACGGGTCACCGTCCAGTAGACGTTTTCGGGCCCGTCGCCGTCCATCTCCTGATCGAGCGTCACGCTGAGATCGTAGGCGGGGAACGTGACCACGGAGCCCTGCTCCAGGGTGAGCCCGAGCGCGGCAAGCTCGGTAGCGTTGAACACGACCTTCTCGATGGGCTCCATTACGGTCAGGCCGTCGCTGACGTTCGCCAGGTTCGTCCGGAGCTTCGTGTGGAAACGAGCGGTCAGCGTCAGGCCGGCCGCCTGCTGCTCGACGGTCGGGACGGTAGGCTCTACGCCATCAGAATAGGTACAAGGCTCGGCCATCCGTGCGTGGATGCCGAGCCTTGCCTGTGCCTTGATGGCCGAAAGGCCCATCGTTTAGATGTCCTCGTCTTCGTCGGCCTGAGCGGCGGCCGGCTTGGCGGCCTTGGCCTTCCCCTTCTTCGGCGCTTCGACCTTGGCTTCGCTCTCGCTTACCGGAGCGCGGAGCCCAGCGGGGTTAGCCTGGCGGATCGTGGCGATTTCTTCGTCCGTGAAGTCCTCACCCTGGCCGGGCTGAATTAGCTTCTGCTGCTTGTCGCGGACGACAATGACAGAGTGAGTTGCGATCAAATAGGTCACGTGGTCAATCCCCTAGTGGAAGTTACTTCCGATCACCGGAACGCGGGGAACCGCCTAGACGATTCCCCGGCCCCGCTGTTGCCCCCGTCAGTCGTGGACAGTGATCTTGAAGGTGTTGTCGATATTGGTGGGCACCATGAGCGGAGCGCTCTGCGTCATGGTGTAGGTCAGCGACGGGTCTTCCTGATCCCACATCTTCGGGAAGAGGGGGAGAGCCTGAAGGCCCGCACGCTTGTCGCGGATAGCGCCGTAGCACCGGACGCCGCGAATGTTGTTGCCCGTGCCGACCACATCGAGCGAAGACATGATCGACTGCGTTGCGTCGTTCTCGTCCTCGTACTGCTCGTTGTAGGTGTAGACCTCCAGGCGGCCCTGCCCGTTCGCACCCTGGAGGATGCCACGGAACTCGAACGGTTCGCCAGGCGAGCCGAGAGCCGACATGGTGGAGTCGCTGGTACGCGCCACGTTGCCGATTTCCTGGCCCTTCAGGAGGTCCTGGACCTTCGTGTCCGCGAAGAACAGGTCGAAAGCGTCCAGGCCCATGGTGAGCCGGGTAATCGGAGCGCCCGACTTCTCGAACGACAACTTGCGGAGAGCCGCAATGTTGGCGAGCGGGTCGGCGGCCGATTCGCCCCAGCGAGCGGTGCTCGTCAGGGTGACGCTGAGACCAGCATCGCGGCCGAAATCGACCACCTGGGTCGGGTAGTCTTCGCCGGTCACAGTGACCGAGCCGTGGATAATCGCCATGGCGGCCATCCAGTTTTCACGGCGAAGAATGGCGTTGCGCTCTTCGGCCAGGTTCTCGGCAATCGCCGCGTTCCAACGCGCCTGGGGCGTGCTGGAGCCCATGCCAGGGATTTCACCGGGACGGCGGTTGAACTGCCGATTCGGATCGACGATGTGCTTGGGCTTGACGTAGGCCGGGGTGAAGGCCTTGGTCTCGAAGCCGCGCGACTTCATCACGCGACCCTGCACAACCGGGCTGACGAACGGAGCCAGGCGGCGCACGGTCTTCAGCTTGTCGAACATGATCTCGGCGGTGTCGAACTGGCGGACAGCGCCGAACCAGTTGTCGAGCCAGTAGGAGGACTCGACTGGAGTGATCCGAAGAACATCCAGCAAGTCCGCCGTGCCGTAGAGGTCAAATGCCATTTCTTTGGTTTCCTTCTGCTACTTTACCAGGCGGGTCTCTAGCTGATCGCTCAGTAGAGGTTCTGGATGTTGATCATGGTCCCGGCGCACGCGGCCTTCAGTTCTGCGAGCGTGGTGCCGTCCGGCAGGTCCAGGGCGTCGAAGTTGAAGTGCCCCGAGATGAAGACCGGAGTGTCCACGGCGGCGTTGTAGCCGGTCGCAGTCGTGTCGAGCGCGTGCGGCAGGACGCCGTACGGCTTGGTGACTCCGCCGATCTCGGCATCGCTGTCCGTGCCGCCCGAAAGGGTGGCACCCGAGACTGCACCGTTCGCGCCCGTGGCGAAGGTCTTGGCGAGGGTGACGGCGTTGCCGGCAACGCCGGGAGACCGGACGGTGACGACGCCGGCCGATACGCTGGCAGTGACTTCGCCCGTGACGCCGAAGTCGGCGCGGTGCGCGTTGATGAAGTTCTTCAGCGCGGTCGCCGTGGCATTGATGGTCGCACCGATGGTGACCTCGAACAGGTCCGGATCAGCGGCGGCACGGAAGATGATGTCGTGACCGTTGATCGTGAACTTGTCGCCGGCCACCGGCACCGCGTTCGCGATGGTCAGCGTGCCGGTCGCCATGGCGTTCGGAACGTCCGAATCTGCGGTCGGGTCCCAGGGGACCAGGAAGCCCCCGACCAGGGCGACGAGCGGGAACTTGTAGGTTTCCCCGCGAGCGTTGACCTGACCGAAAAGGTGACCCGATGCCGCGCGGCCCTGGGTCGTCTGACCGTTCGGCTCACCCGCATAGAGTTCGATGGGGCTGAAGGTGCCAATCGTGCTGACACCGGATGCGAGACCGTCCATGCTTTTCTACTCCAGACTTGGGCCGAAGCCCGACTACATTTCTCGACTGATCGGCTGGATCAGTGAGGCTTGGCGGCCCCGGTGGACCAGGAGGCACCCGTGACGGCAGCGTGGTCCGCGATCAGCGGATTGATGCCGGCGCGCTGGCCGTTCTCGTCGTCGCCCTTGGCCTTGCCGCCGCCCGCGTTGGGGTGCCGGGCCGAGCCCATGGCGTTCTCGAAGTGGTTCACGTTGTCGCCGCGACGGGCCGAGCGGGCGGCTTCTTCGCCCTCTTCGCCTTCGTCACCTTCGTCTTCGTCGCCTTCGCCGTCCTCGCCATCTTCGGCGGGATCACCGGCCTTCGCGCCCTTCGCACCCTTCTTCGGGGCCGGAGCGGCAGCGGCAGCGGCCGGAGCACCGAAAGCGGCATCGAGCATCGAGATCGCCGTGTCGGCGTCCAGGGCCTCGTTGTCGATCAGGGTCTTGGCGAGCGCAGCGGCCTTGGGGCCGATGGCGGCAGCGTGATCCTTGATCGACTGGCGGCGGTCAAGGGAACCGAGCGCCTTGCCGACAACGGCTCCCGCTGCGTTGGCAGCGATCTCCGCAATGGCGGCACGGTCGGCGTCGGTGAGAACGGAAGTGACTTCCGGCTTCTTCGGGTCGGCCATTTGAATTTCCTCTTCATCGTTGTCAAAGGAGGGACAGTCGGCCAACTCTGCCAGGAAGGCCGAGACAGCTTCAGTCGGGGTCTTTACCGCATTTATTAACCCAATGGCAAGGGCTTCGTCCGCGCGATAAATTTGGGCCTGCGTTCCGCGCACGTCGGCTTCCGACATGTCACGCGATTCCGCAACGAGAGCAATGAAGTCGTCCCAGGTTTTCCCTGCCGCCGCTTCCCAGTCCTTCAGGACCGAAGCGGGCAAGTCCTGGTACGGATTGCCGTCAACCTTGTGATCGCCAGCCTTGGCGAATGTGACCTTGATCCCGTCCTGCTTCAGCGACTCTTCGTAGCTGACGTGCATACGGTAGACGCCAATGGAGCCGATCCGAGCGGACGGGATCGCGAACATCTTGGTCGCGCAACCGGCCAAGGCCATGCCGCCTGAAGCGGCGAGAGAATCGACCATGGCGAGGGAGGGCTTCACGCGGCGAGACGCCATGATCTCGCGGGCAAGCTCGAAGCAGCCGGCCGCTTCGCCACCAGGGCTGTCCACGTCGAACACGATCTGCTCGACATCGCTGTCATCGAGAGCCAGGTTCAGCATACGCCGGATGAACTGGTATCCGGTGCAGAAGCCCCAGGACCAATTGCAGCGGTTCAGGAGGGTGCCGTGGATCGGAATGATCGCGGTGCCGTTATTGTAGACGAACGGCTTACGCTCGTCCTCTTCGCCGTCCATGCTGCCGAAGCCGTAGGCCATCTCCAGGTTCTCGCGGACGCCGGCTTCCAGCGCCGCGCCGTCAACCTGAGCATCGACCGCATAGAACTTGGAGAGATCGTGCATGATCCGGCCAGAGGTATCCGGCAGGATCAGCATGTCGCGGGAATCAATGCGGGTCAGTGCATCGACGTTGATCCCGGTAGAGCGGCGGCGAGTCATAGGTCATCGTCCTCGTCAAAGTATGTGGCGTTCTGCTGAGCGTTCGCGTCTGCCGATCCTGCGCCGGCCGCGCCGCCACTGAGCGTGCTCGCGGCAGCACCCTTGCCGGCCGCCTGCGCGTCGAGCGAGAAAGGAAGGTTCAGGTCACTCGCCATCGCCTCTTCCTTCGCCCGCTGAGCGAAGAGTTCGCGCCAGTCGCGGCCGAGCTTGGCGGCTTCGTCCTCGTAAGTCGAGAGCCCTGCCTTGACCCGGAGCATAGCAGCCTGGGTTTCCTTGAGTTCGTCCACCTGACCACGGCCGGAAGCGATCCAGGAGCACTTGGTATAGGCGTCCTTCATCAGCGGCCGGTAGAAGTCGGTGCGGTTGCGACCACGGGGCAGCGGGAGGTTACCCTGCGCCATCTGCTCTTCGACCCAAAGCTGGTAAATCTGCGTTGCCGCTCGATCAGCGCCGAACTTCTTCTTCGAGTTCATCGTCCGCTCGATCAGCGCCATCTCGGCCTTGATCCCGGAGTAGTTGAACTTCGAGAAGTTGCGGCTCATTTCCGAGAAGCCAACGCCAAAGGTGGCCGCGAGCTTCCGGATCAGGGAATCCTCGAAGTCACTTCCGACTCCGCCCGGCGTGGACATCGGCAGGATGTTCAGCTTCGTACCAGGGAACAGGTGCGGCATCTTCACGCCGTCGATTGCGATGTTCTCGGAAGCGCCCAGGAACGACTGGAGCATGGTCATGTACTGACCAACGGCCGTCTCGTATCCCTCTTCACCGCCGCCCATCGCCGCGATCACGTCAGCGTTCGGCATCTCCGATTCGATGGCGGCCGCGTAGCTTGCGTCAACGACCGCGCGCTGAAGCACGAGTTCGCTGTACATCTTCGTCATGTTCGAGTGCGCCAGCGCGGCCGTCATCTCTGAGACGCCACGGGTTTGGTCGATCATGTTGGGATCACGAACGAAGATCACCTGGCGGCGGCCCCAGGGGAGCCGGGCTTCGGTGATGTCCCAAATGTTCGCGTCCATGGGGTTGAAGTCGAGATCGTATCCGCGCCGGATGTGGAACCGGATCGGCCGGTTGCGGCGATCCATCTCGACGCCGCGCGATAGGATGTTGCCGGTGCGCGGGTCGGGCCCGTCCGGAAGACCGTCCCGGTTGCACAGCCGGTCGGGCGAAATCATCTGGATCGCGGTCTTGAACGGCCGGGTCGGATCGCTGTCCAGCCACTCGGCCGTACCGATGATCTCGCCGGTATAGACGAACGCGCCGACCCATAGCCGCAACATGCCAGTGAGCGTCAGTTGGCCCGAAGCGTCGAACCAGCCATCTTCGCTATCGCTGGCAAGGTTGAACCTGGATTCGGCCACGGCGGCGAACTCTTCGGCCCAGTCCTGCGCCCACTTGGCGTCGGTGCCACAAATCGTGCGGTAGTCCGGCTTCGCGTTGAGCCGGTACATCGAGCCGACGATGCTGTCTTTCTGCGTGCGGACGGCACCCTGGGTGTAGCCGTCATTGAGCACCATGTCCTTGCCACGGGCATCGGCCATGCGCTTGCCGGGGTTGATGGCGCGATCCGGCGATACCATGGAAGGCGTCCACAGCATCGTCTCGCGTTTGTTGCGCTCGGCACCTTCGAGGGCTCCGCCGAAAGCAACTTCTCGCGGATCGTCGATGATAGTGACTTCCGCGACAGGGCGCTTTGCAAGCTTCATCATTACCTCGGAAATACGAAACTTATGGGCTTCGGCTTATATGCGCGGCCGAACGAACAGTCCAATTCCGATTTCAGCCTGTTGATATACGCCAAAAGGGTGGACGCATTGGCGGCGTTGTACTCGACCTGTTCGCCGTTCTGATCCACGAAACGCCGTACCTGGCGGCCGGATATGATCTCGTCATATGCGTTTTCCAGGGTGGCGATGCGGGTCCGGAGGGCTGCACGTTGCTCCGCCGTAAGCGTCTCACATGCCATGCCTGTCACCCCATCTTCTTGCCGAACTCGGCAAAGTTGAACCGTTTGGTCTCGCGGTGCTCGTACGCACTTTCGGCTTCTGGCTCGATGACGAGCGGGTTGTCGTCCCAGTCAGAAGCGAAGGCGGGTGGCCGATCCCAATTAACCTTGTCTATCCCAATCAGGGAAGACACACAAGTCCCGATGGCGTAGTAGAACAAGTCCCAGGCCTCGTTGCGCTTCGCCACCTTCTCCCAGCCCTTGCCTGGCGTGCGGGTCTCGGAAGTTAGTTCCGCGAAGAACCAGCGCATACCTTCGGTGACCAGCCACTTCGGGAGATGGACCATTCCCTTGCCTGGCTCCAACACGTCCAGGCGCGCGTCGAGGTTGTCCTTGTTGATCGTCGGGTTGAGTTGCAGGACGGGAATCTCACCACGGCGGCGCGACTTGTCCTTCGCGATCTCGCTGTCCGGATATGTGATTCGGGCACGGGGAGCGCCAGGGGTGGCATCGCCCTTCAGCAAGTGGAACCGCGAGGATAGGCCCTCAGACCGCATCTTGCGCCAGAAGTCATAGGCGTTCGTCGTCACGCCTCGGTCACGGCCGCTGCTTCCATCCTTACCGGCCGCGCCGCCCGAGTCGCACAAAGTCAGCTTGACCGTCATCTTGCGGCCACTGTCATCGTCAAGCTCGTAGGTGGCACTCATTACCTGATCGCGTATCTTATCCCAGTCCTCCAGATAGGACGCCGGCTTCACCCAAAGGTAGCTCTCGCGGCCTTCCGGGGCGCTTGGGTCAACACGATCCGAGTATTGGATGGTGAACCGATCCACCAAGTACAGGTCGAACGGCTCTCCGGGAGCCACGCCGATAATCTGCACCACGAAGGCGTTCTTCTGCACGTCCACCAGGCCCAGGAGGAAGCGCACCGGCCTGGGAACCTTCTTGTATCCCCATTCCTCGCACCGGCCTTCGAGCGTTTCCGGCGTCCGGTTGTCCGAATCAGCGATGTGCTTAGGGATGTAGGGTATGCCGAGATCGGTGTTGTAGAACTTGGTCAGCGCGGTCTCGTCGCCCGTCGCCAGGTAGTCATCTTCGGCGTCGAGATAGATTTTGACCAATTGCGGCCAGGTGACGAATGAGGCGGCCACGCCCATGAGCCAGAACGAAGCGATGTTGGAGCCGTTGCCTGTGCCTCGGATGTAACCTTCCTCGTCGATCCATTGACCCTCCTTAACCCATTGCCCCCAAGTGTTCATCTTGTGGCGTTGGGTTGGCTTGATCCGGTAGCTGCAATGCGGGCACTCCATGTAGGCCGTGTCTGCCTTCGACATGTTCGAGGGCATCTCGTTGTTCCAGCCTATGTGCTCCCACTTGCCCTCGAAGTAACTTCCGCACTCAGGGCAAGGCCAATACCAGCGTCGGCGGTCGCCACGGTTGTACAGCGACAGGATACCCGTCGTCGGCGGGGCCATGTGGCCGGTCACCACCTTCTTGTAGTCCGTGATCTCGCGAGAAGGCGAACTCTCGGCCAGGGTCATGGCGTTGACGCCGAAGGTCGTGGTACGCTTGGCGGACAGGTCGAAGGCGTTACCTTCCCCGTCAACGTCATCGTCAATACGGTCGTAGTCCGTGATCGCTATGCGGCCGATTGGCTTACCGGAAAGCTCGTTCTTCGACGGGTGAGAGATCGTCAGGAGCATCCCGTTGTCGAAGGTCTTGTCGAACTTGTTGTCGTTCTGCGAGCCCTTCGCCAGGGCGTCCTTCACTTCCGGGGTGTACCGGATCAGCCTGTCCACGCGGCGCATCGAGAAGTCGCGGGCCGCCGTGAACGACTGGCAGACAATCATTTGGTCCTGGCCGTCAATGTGCGCGCCGTAGCCGATCCAGTTGATGATCAGGCCATCGGTCTTGCCGGTCTGCGCCGATCCTACGAAGATTTCCGCCCTGAGGTCGGGATTGGTAAGCTCGTCGGCCGGCTCTTCCATGTACGGCGTCGTCTCGTTCCGGTAGGGCCCGACGTACGCGCCCGGCTGGTTCACCTGGCGATACTTCTGAGCCCACTCGCTGACCGACATGCGGTTCGGCGGAACGAAGACCTTGCCAACAACCGTGCAAGCTAGCTCGCACAGGTCCTCGTACTTAGATATCGACTTCCTCGTCGTCCTCGGAGTCAGGTACTCGTCGGTCGTCACGATGGGAATTGACCACGGGTTTAGGTTTGGTCCGTCCGCTGTCTGCATCTCGTCGAGCATAATAATCTTTGAACTTATCTGTGAGTTGTTCGTTGAGGGTCAAGATCGCAGCATCGGTTATACGCTTGAAAACCTTCCGCTGTCCAGTTGTCAGCGATTGCTCGCGGTTCACGTCATCGGTGATAAGGATCAAGGTCTGCCGGATTCCTTGGCAAAGCACGCCAAATAGCTCCACAACATCCTCGGTCGGCCAATAGTTGCCTTGCTCTTTCTCGAACGAGTGCCGCGCCTTCTGCCCGTTCCAGAACTCTTTGAGCAAGAGCGGGTGCATCTCCTGGGGCGACATCTGCCGGATGTAGTCCTCGATCTCGAAGCCGGGCTTGACCAAGCGGCTGGCGGCTTCCCTGATCTTGTAGACCTTGTACCCGTTGCGCCGGCCGGAGGGGATGATCCCCTTCATGCGCTGGGGCAGGGTCTTCGGGTCAGTCTCGAATAGCTGACCGATCTGAGACATCGTTGCCTCGCCGGTCGCTAGAAGTTCGGAAGTAACATCCGATTGCCGCTTCACCACTGTTTCAACTCCGCTGTCAGGTCTTCGACCCTCTCGGCCAGGCCTTTGCGGGGCGGTCGGCCGACAAGGCTGTTATGATAGATCGCACTCTGCGTAGGCGTCATGCGGCGCATCTTCAACACCCAAGTCAGATACGCGATCTCACGCTCCAACCTAGAAAGGGATAAAGTCATCCCAGTCACCGTCATATCCTTCCTCTACCATCATCTTCTGCCCCCGGATCGCCACCGTGAGGTCAAGCAGCGCCTTGTCGAGCCGAAGCAACGCTCCCTTCAATCCGCCGATGCGATCCGGGAAGTAGTACGCGAGCGCCGTGTCTACGGCCTGGCGGAGGGTCGGGGCTCCGGCACGGCACTCGCCCGAGACGCCAGGGCCGGCAAGCTGCACCAGGCACCAGCCCTTATCCTCGCGGCTCGACATCTTGCCAGTCTTCTCGTTGAAGAAAGGCTGCTTGGGGTGCCGGCACTCCCACAACAGGAGGTCCATCGCCCGAAGCTCTTCCACGATATCCGGGTCTATCTTAACAGGCACGGCGCATCGCCTCCGTGAGCTTTTCGATCTCGGTCTCCAGGCGCGAAACCGCTGCCCGCAATCCGGTACTCTGCGTGGACTTGATCGCGGCCTCCACGGCTTCCCGGAGGGTCGCGCCGATGGCTTTGCCGACAACACCGAACTGGCCCGGCCGGCGCAGGAAGCACTCCCAGGGATCGCCCGGCTCCGGGACGTGCGGGAGCTTGCGGTTGTTCTTCGCGAAGAGCGTGACCGGCTGGTAGCACGCGGCCTGGAAGCCGTGGAAGGCTAGCTCAGCGCGCAAGTCAGGCGGGAGTTTAGGCGGCATGTCGTTCGGTCCTCCGGTTGTCATTCGCGGCGAACCTCGCTCTCGCCTCTCGAATGAACTTGAACAAGCGCTGCTGGCCACGGTGCTTGTCCTCCAGGCACTCATAAACCAGTTCGTCATATGTGTCCACGCAAGTAAGCTGCCAAACGCGGACTACTTGCTTCTGCCCCTGGCGTGCCAGGCGGCCTATGACCTGTTCGTATAGCTCTCGGCTGTAGAACGGGTCGAAGATAGCGATGTCGTGCCCAGGGCCCTTCTGGAGGTTGAGCCCGTGGCCGGCGCTAGCAGGGTGAACCAGGAGAACCTTGATCTTGCCGGCGTTCCAAGCGTCCTTGCACTTCGCCTCGCGGTCCATGACCACGGCTTCCGGGAAGGCCTTCTTCAACCGCTGGAGCGTCGATTGGAACCAGTAGGTCACCATGATCGGCGTGTCGCCAAGCTCTTCGATCAGTTCCTTCAGGTCCTCGATCTTCTCGTCATGGACCGGACGCACGTTCTTCTCAGCGTCGTAGACCGCGCCGGCCGATAGCTGGAGAAGCTTGTTGAACAGCGCGCCCGCGTTCATCGCTTCGATGATGTCGTCATCGAGTTCGAGGATGTAGTTGCGCTCGAACTCTTCGTAGCGCTGCCTGATCTCGGTCGGCAGCACAATCCGGCGTTTGATGGGCACCCAGTCCTCGACCTGGACGTACTCGCGAACGTCGGCCAGCTTGACCACCTTGCATATGTCCGCGATCTTCTCGCCGATCCTCTTGTCGTTCCCGGCGCGGAGATGCCACTTGCGGCTGGGGAGCTTCTTGAAATACTTTTGATGGTAGCCGTGCATGTTCGTGCCCAGGCGCTCCCCGCGATCCATCAGGAACAGTTGCGCGAACAGGCCTTCATAGCTCTCGCTCGCCGGGGACGCGGTAAGCTGGTGCAGCCGCTTGAGCCTGCTGCGCGCCCGGTTGAGTGCGTGCCAGCGCTTCGTCGTCGGGTCCTTGAACTTCGAGCTTTCGTCGAGGAAGCAGACCTCGTAGGGCCAGCCCCGGCCGGTCGTCCGCCCCATCTCTTCCCAAAACTCGACGAGCCATACCAGGGCTTCGGCGTTGATAATGTGAAGCTCGGTGTCTTCCATCGCTAGCCGTCTACGCTTCGCCTCTTTGGCAGCTTGGCGATAAGGCGCGGCTTTGCGCGCCGCAAAGCGTGCTGCCGCCTTCGGCGTCTCACCGACTCGTCGCTCTTCGGCGTAGAATCGGTCGTAGTGTTCCTTGTAAACCGCTCGGATGTCATCATCGGAATCCTCTGCTCGGATCAGCGTGTGCGTGATCCCGGCCGCCTGCTTCCATTCCTTGATCTCTTCCGGCCAGGTGGACCGAGCAACCCTGAGCGGCGCGACCACCAGGAACCTCTTCGCCTCGCCCCGGTTCAATAGGTCCGCCATCAGCGTCAGCGAGATCACGGACTTCCCGAGGCCCACGTCAATGAAGAGAGCCGAGTACGGATTCTTCTTCAGGTGCTTGACGCAATCTACCTGGAACGGGTGCAAGTCACCGCGTCCCCGGATCACGCCGGCATAAGGATCGAACCGTTCAAGCAGGATGGGCTCAGCAAGCATCGTCACCATGCTTCTTTCGGATCAGCCGTGCCGCGAACTCTGGATAGATGACATCATAGCCGCCAGGATCGAGGCGAACTAACTTCCGATATCCGACCACGCTATCGCACCACCAAGCTTCCTGCCCGGCATCTCGAAGCTCCCATATCCGAAGGTACTGCTGCGCGTTCGGCTTGCGCTTTGGCTGCTTGAACTCGATCAGGATGATCCCGCCCGTCACTTTGCCGGCAACGGTGTCAGGGAAGCCGTTGATAGACTTCCCCTCGACTTGCCAGAAGATCAGGCCGTTCGGCCGCGCGTGATTGTCGCGGCAGTCGTCCTTGATCAATCCTTCAGGTTGTCGAGCCATCCGTAGAACGCCTTAGTTAGAGCGTCGATCTCGCCTTCCAGGATTTCGACCGAAGAGCGAAGGCCGGTCTTGTCGTAGCCCTGATACTTGATCCGGGGAAGCGGCTCGGTGACGCATCGGTTAAGGTGCCCGACTCCCGCTGCCGCACGAGCGGCGTTGTCCCCGCTCCACACATTCCACATGCAATCCATCAGCGGACTATTGCCGCGTTCCTTCGCGAGGAATGCCAAGCGCCATGTCAGCTTCAGTTCCAGGTCGGGCATGTGATCGAACCACAGGCCCGTCGAGCGCCCGCCGACGTTCCAATAGGTCTGCTTCAGGAGCATCGCCACGTTCGGCGTGATCGACAGTGCGCGCCGGATGAACTCTTCGGCCAGGGAGAACGGCGGATTGGTGACGATTGCGTCGATCTCCCCGATGTCCCATCCCCACTTCTCTTCCGGATTCTCGCAGAGAAAGTCGAGCCCGCCCGTGCCGAAGCCAGGATACTCGCGGAGGTCGGTCGCGATGACCTCGAAGCCATGCCATTCGAGAACGCGGGCCAGGCGGCCATCGCCGCACGCCGGCTCCCATATCCGTTTGATCGGCTGGCCGTCCGGCCGCTTCATCGCCTTCAGGACCGGGATCAAGCTCTCGGTGCCGTCTACCGGCGTCGGGTAAAGATCACTCGGTTTTCTGTCCCAACGTTTGTACGATTTGGTGATGGCTTCAGCGAACGTGCGAGCTTTTGGCACACCGTCGATCACAACGGAGACGTTGCTAGGTTCCGCAATCCCGCGTTCCTCCGCAGCTACACGAAATTCAACCTCGTCGGTGACATCTTTGACAAACGGTTCTGACGCGAACTCGCTCCAGAACAGGCTATCCGAATCTCGGTCAAAATATAAACGCATTGGAAGTTACTTCCTTCTCTTCACGAACGCTTCAGCGATGGGAGCAATTTCGTCCTCGCCCCACTCTCCTAAGAACATATTCAAGGCGCGGCAAACGAGCCGGACATTGCCCGGCACATAACCGAGCTTCGGTTGTATCCGGTCGATGCTCGGACCTAGAGCTTTGTTTCCTTCGCACCTAGTAAGGTCGAATGGCAATCCGGTGAGGGCGCAGCCGGCTTCGATCATCTCGGCAACCTGATCCCCCATTCCGTCTAAGTCGTATGGTACGCCGGATCGCCGGGCTCGGCGTCGGCACGAACCGATCAGGAAAAATGCGCGACCTCTCACCGTTGCTTGGTATCCGTTGGCCCTGTCAGCCATGCACGAGTTGCATATCGAGACGCAAGCATCCCGGTTCTTCGGGCTGTAGCCAAACTCGTGGTACGGCCTGAACTGACGGCAATCTACACACCGCTTTGTGGGCTCGAACACTAGATCAGTCCTTCCGGTAAATCTTTGACATCATGCCCGCCGCGTTGAGAGGCATTGTATTGCCTTTGTGTGTCATCCACTTCCGGTGCCGAATCATACATCCTCTCATTTCTACATGCGTGTGCTCGTTGTCATTCACAGATTCTTCGGCAATCGCTTCGTCGTGGACGTGGCCGATCAAGTAGAAGCCCGCCTTGTGGAGAGCCATCAGGCCTTCGCGCAGCACGTCGCGAGCGATAGCCTGGACGATGTTTTCGATGAACTTGCCGCCGTGCGAATTGATCCGAAGCCACTTCGAGCCGTTCTGGACCTTCCCCATGTAGGAGATGCTAGTCTTCTCGTAGGTGTACTTCTCGCCGGTGACCCTATCAGTTCCTTCCATCTGCTCACGGCGGAGCTTCGGGTCCTTGTAGAAGATGCACCGTCCGGAGGGTAGCTCCATCACCAAGTAAGGGCGGGAGATATAGAACCTAACCGGGCCGACCGTGCGCTCGCCGCCACGCCGGATCACGTGCATGATGGCGTTCTCTAGCTCGTACCAGCACTCCGGGATTTCCTTGTACACGCGCCGGAACGTAGCCACGTTCTTGTGGCTCTCGGCGCGCGTCATATCGACGCCCATGTTCTCAGCGTAGCCCCACAGGCCGGTCTTCTTGCCGTCCTTGATCTCTCCGCCGCCCAGGCGATAGCCGGCACCCAGGGTAGCCGGCTTCGCCATCTTGCGCATTTGCTTGGTGACCTCTTCGTAGACCACCTTGTACAGTTCGGTCGCGAAGTCCTTGTAGGCATCTTTGCCGTCGCGGAACACGTTCAGCAAGCGCTCGCACCTGGCCACCCATCCGATCACCACCGACTCGATGGATGACAGGTCGCAGACCACCAGGCGCTTGTTCTTGCGGGCCCGCACTGAGGATCGGACGAGACCGGCCAGGGCGTCGAGCGGTTCCTTCCGGTAAAGCTGCAAGCCCTCGTAGTCGTTCTCTCGGATCAGGTTGGTAAGCTGCACCAGGACCTTCTCCGATTCGATGTCTTCCATCGTCGTGAGGTTCTGAGGCTGGAAGCGGCGGCCGGCGAAGCGTCCCGTGCGGCTGGCTCCGCAAAACTGGAACACGTAGCGCATACGGTCGTCGTGCCCCATGGCGCTGAGCAACGCCTGGTACTTGCTGGTGCTGGTGCGAGCCTGCTGTTGCCGAAGCTTGAGCACGGCCACGGCGCGCTTCGTCAGGTCCTCCGGGTAAAGGTTGTCGCCTTCCTGCTTGGGTTCCCCGGTCTGGATACCTTTCCAGGCCGTCAGTACCTTCTTGACCGAATCCTTCTGGAGATCGTCGAACGGATAGCCGCGCTCTTGGAGCCAGGGGAGAAGCTGAGACGGCGAGCCGGGGTTGGAGAGGCCGGTCTTCTCTCGCATGACCTCCAGGAGTTCGGCCTTACGCTTGTTCGCCATCGTCAGGGCGTTCTCGACGAACTTGCGGTCGATAGGCAGGCCCCGGTCGTTGATTATCTGATCGAGCGCGTAGAACTCCCACTCGCGCTCCGGGATCGGATACTTCGGCTTATCGAGAAGCCGCTTGATCTCCATCTCCGCAACAACGTCTTGGATGTTGTACTCGACGAACATCCTCCATTCGACGGGATGGGTCTCTTCCGTGAAGCGCTCGTGCGGCTGGTTCCGCGTCGGCTTGTGCAGCCCGCAGAACATCTTGATCAGGCGCTTGCCGGTGTCGAGCTTAGCCTTGTCCTGCTCGATGCCCATTTGCCTGGCGATCATGCCGAGATCGCCTGTGAAGCTGTGCATGTAGGCCAGGGCCATCGTGCAGCGCCAGCGCTCGATCTTCGGCCAAATGTTCAGCACGCGGTTGGTTATGACGCGCTCGAACTGAGCGTTGAACGCCCATATCAGAACGTCGTCGTCCTCCAGGGCCGCGCGCAGCTTCTTCGGCATCGGGTCTTTGGTCGCGTCCCAGTGCCGCACCCGGCCGCCGTCGAGGGCCCAAGCGCACATCAGCACTTCGCATGAAGGATCGCTGGAGTAGAGATCGAGGCCGACCTTCTTCAAGTCGAGCTTGCAGAAGGTTTCGTAGTCCAGGGAGAGCGTGCGCTGAACGACCTCGACCGGGGTGTCCCAATCGACACCGAACCTTTCGTCAAGCTGTCCACGTCTAAGTGCCACGATGATCCCTTGAAAATGTGGGGCGGCGGACCTTCGGTTGGCTGGATTTTACCGCCGCCCCGGTCGCTAACGCTTCACCGCGAGGCTGTTACGCCCGCCGCCCCTCTGCTCGGAAGTTACTTCCGATCAGATGTCGTCGTCATCGTCATCTTCGTACGACGAGCGGCGCTTCGGCTTCGGCTTGCGCTTCGGCGCGTCGTCATCATCCTCGTCGTAGGAGCCGTCGTCATCGTCATCGTCGTCACCGAACGACCGGACAGTATCGTCCAGGTCTTCCTCGGACAGGCCGCCGCTGCCGAACTTCTCGCCCTGGCAAATGAACTGTGCCGCCGAAAGCCCGCAATTGATGCGCTTGCCCCAGTCGGCGCTGTCCTGATACCACGGCCGGATGTTGACCGCGCCGTAGTTGCCGCCGACGAAGAGCCCGTCAGCGTCCGCCCGGTCGAGCGGCTTGCCGTCACGGCCGCGAATCGGCGGCTTGTGATCGAGCGTTTCCTTGGCACTGACGCACATGTAGCCGGCGCGGTTCTCGTCCTCGTGCTCGTCGCCATCGGTGAGATACTTGCGGTCGGCCGGCAGCTTCTTGACCTTGTTGGCCTTCAGAAGCTCTTCGTTGAACTCTTCGAGCATGGCGATGGCCTTGGCATGAGTGTCCTTGCCGAGCATCGCGATCACGCTGTACTTCGGATCGCCCTTGTCGTTTTCCTTCTTCCAGGGCTTGACGATGTGCGGGTGGGAGAACCGCACAAATTCGATGAAGAATGTGTCGTCACTGTAGCGATAGGCGTAGCCTTCTTGCCCCTTGGGGCCTTTGACCTTGACCTTCTTTACGATTTCACGAGCCATGATTTTCGTCCTTCACGCTTTCAATTTTCGTCCAGGTCTTCGTGGTTCCTGAACGAGTCGGTTTCCTTGGGCAAAGCCAACCGTCTGTCAGACTTCGGAGCCAAGGTTTTGTTGCCGGGCGGCTGCACGGCAAGACCCAACTCTTCCAGCAACTTCTTTGCCTTGGAGAGGGGCATCTTCAGCTTGGTATGAAGCTGGCGCTCCATCTCGGCTGGCGATAGCAATTCTGTTTTGTAGAGGTCCTTCAGCTTCATGCCTTGCTCTTGCAGGGCATCGGCTATGAAGGCTTGATCGTCAACCCATTTCCGCCTGGAACGGGCCCGCACGATCTTCCACCAAGTAAGGTCTGCCTCTTCCGCGACCGCACGGCTCAAAAGCTCGTCTCGGATCGCCTTGAAGAAGTTGTCCATCAGCTTCTCGTAGCGCAGTAGCTTCTCCAGCGCTCGCGTCGAAAGCTGGGTCGGTTCCTTGACCACGGGGAAGGGGGAGGGCTCGAACGGGTCCAGGATCAGTTCGTTCGCCTGCTCCAGGCGATCCTCCCCGATCACTTCCTCGAACTCCGCGTCGATCACGTCCGAATCATCGTCCTCGTGGCTCCGGAAGTGGACATCGGATACCCGCTCCGCCATGAACAGGTACAGCGCCGGGCATGTGGCACGGATAGCGCACCAGCGGCAACCCTTGATCGACGGGGTGCGCCCCTTCGGATTGGCCCAGTTGTACGCCCACTTCTCGCGGACCTCGTTCGCAAGCTCGATCAACTCGGCTCGCGTCATCGTGTACTCAGTCGTTCCTCCTGGCAGGCGCGGATGGACAATGATGATCGTGATCTCCTGGAAGTTGTAGAGCCAGTCGAACTCCAGGAACACGCCCCAGGCATAGATCACAAGCTGCTTGTTTGCCTTGCCGGTGATAGGATCGAAGGCGAGCACCCATTCCTTGCCGTACTTCAGGTCCACGACCTTCAGCCAGCCAGGGCCCATCGCGCCGAAGTCCATGGTGCCACCCTGATCCGGGATCGGCGTGAGATCGGAGATGTCCACCTGGCGCTCGGTGAAGCTCTCGTCCGCGACCTTGGCTAGGTCCTGGCACTTCCTCACGAAGTCGCCAACGAACTCCAGCATCTCTTCGTCGATCTCGATCTCGAAGTCTTTGATCGTGCGCGTCCGGCCAATCCAGGTATCCGGTCGGCGGTTGGTCTTTAGCCACTTCTCGGCAAGCCAGTGTGCGACCGTGCCGGTTGCGCTGTCAATGCTGGTGTCATCTTCGGCCAGGGCGTTGATCACCAGGCTCTCGGCGCACGTCGTCGTCATCTCCGCGCCGGAGGGCGAGAAGACCGAGTGCCCGCCCGCCATCTTCTTGGCGATCTGCGCGGCAGTCAGCGGGCCTGTTACGGCTGGAAGGTGATGCTCGCTCAAAGGTCATCGTCCTCGTCGTAAGGCGCGGGAAGGTGACCGCGTTGGATATTCTCGAACTGAGCCGCCGCAACATCGGATGGGTCGGCGGAAAGAGGCTCGACGCGCGGGTACTTGAACATGACCAGGGTGTCAGCAAGCTCCGCGAGCACAAGGTTAAGCTTGGTTTCGAGCCGTGCTTGCTCCGCCTGGCGGGCGACGGCGATCTTGTATGCGTCGGCAAGTAGCTCAACCTCGATCTCCAGGCAGAGAGCCGAGACCAGGGGAGTCATCCGACCGCTCTGCCGAATCGCGGTGCATACCGCTGCCATCGGGTTAGGATCGTATGCATTGTTGTGCTTGATGATGTACCACTGAGCCGAGCCCTTGAACTGTTCCAAGGTGATGATCTCAGCGGTATATCGCCGGGCGTTGTAGCTGTACTCAGAGTGAAAGGTGAAGCCAGCCTTCCGGGTGGCTTGCAGGAGCTTCTTGTAGCTCTCGCGCTGCGCGAATTTCGCGTAGACTTCATTGGGGACCCAATACTGGCCCTTTTGGTAGCCGATGGACATGGTGCTTTCCGCTTTCACGAAGTTACTTCCGATTTTCCGATTTGTCCCTGCTACCAGGGCGAAGCCGGGAGCCCCTGAGGACCCCCGGCTGGGTGTTACGCCGACTGCGTATCAATCGTCGTCGTCATCGTCGCCCGAGTTCTCCGCGATCACCTTCTCGGCAAAGGCGTAGGCCGCGTCGAACAGTTCCGGCTTGGTCAGAAGCTCGGCCAAGTCTTCGCACTCGACCTTGCCGAGGTACTTCTTGCACCGGGGCTTGTCGAGCTTGGCGGCGGCGCGGAACTTCGCACCAACCTCGTCCTCGTCGTGCTCCGGCTCTTCGACCTTGGGCTTCGGCTTGGCCTTGGCGGCGGGCTTCTTCGCCGGGGCGTCGTCGTCATCGTCGTCGTCGGCGGCCGGCTTGGCCTTGGCGGCGGGCTTCTTGGCGGCCGCAGCGCCGCCCTGGCCTTCGATGCTCGCGCGGAGCGCTACGACGGCCTTGGTCAGTTCGTCGATCTTTTCTTCCAACATGCTGGTTCTCCAAATGGGTGTCCCTCGCGGACGGTCGCTGCCTAAACCGCGGGATAACTACCTGTCAACTGGAAAGAGGTCTTGCAAGAGTGGAAAAGTTCGTTCTATGTCGGGAGCGGACCAATGCGAGGGAAATCAATGTCTAGTAGCGACTACTGGCCCCTGCCACCAAGGCTAGTGGGCTCAACCGATAATACGGAGATGGTGCGCTGGCACTTGCGCCTCGCGGTTATTTGCACAGAGGGCGCTTCAGCCACGGCCCTCGCGCAAAAGCTGGGAGTTACCCCCAACATTATCCACTTGGCGATCCATCGGGGCCATTGTACCGACGATTTAGCTAAGCGGATCGAGAAGCTTTACGGGAGGGAGTATTTCCCGCGCGAGCTTTTCACACCGGAGCCCCTTCTTCCGGTGGAGTGAGTCGCCGTGGCTGTACATTACCTAAAACGATATGCGCTTCGCGTAACAGAGAACGGCTACGACATCTGCTTCATTCGCCCAGGCGAGAAGCGGCCGTACGGGAAGGACTGGGAGGCAAAGAAGCACGGGCCCAAGGCGATTGCACGCGCAATCGAGGATGGCCGTGGTGACTTCGGCGTCGGGATCAAGACCCACAACACGGCCGGCGTCGATATCGACTGCTACGACAAAGCCCTGGTGAAGCACATGGTCCAGGTCGCACACGAGACGTGCGGCAAGACTATCGAGCGCGTCGGCCTGCCGCCGAAGAAGCTGCTTGCCTACCGTGTCGAAGAACCTTTCCCGAAGACCCAATCGAAGACTTTCATCGACGATGAAGGACGCTCGGTGAAGCTGGAGGTCCTGGCTGACGGCCAACAGTTCGTCGCTTTCGCCACGCACCCGGATACTGGGTTGCCCTACGAGTGGACCGGCAACGGCGATTCGCCGCTCGACGTGCCCTGGGAAGACCTCCCCGTCATCACCCATGACGATGCTCGCGAACTCGTCGCTGAGTTCGAGCGCCAGTGCCGCAAGCGCGGCTGGCAGGAGAAGAACACCGTCAAGCGGCTAACCGATCAGAGCCGCAAGACCAATCGCGAGTTGCACCACGACGATCCCTTCATCACCGACAAAGCGAAGGTCGATCTCTCCCCTGACCAGCTTCTCAAGAAGCTGCTCATGGTGCCGAACGCGGAAGACTATGATACGTGGTTCCACGTCGGCATGGCGCTCTACCACCAGTTCGACGGCTCCCAAGAGGGCCTGGACATGTGGCACGAGTGGTCCGCCCAGGCGCACAACTACGACATGGACGCTCTCGACGAGAAGTGGGAGACGTTCGAGATCGAGGGGAAGAAGCGCGAGCCGCTGACGGCCCGGTTCATCCTGAAGCAATCCCAGGAGGAAGAGCACCGGGTTGCCGGCGAAGCTCTCGACAATATCAAGGCGACGATCTCAAAGGCGAAGGATGATCGCGCCATCCAGGATGTGATGAACGAGATCAAGCACATCGCTTTCCCGCCGCTCGTGCGTGAAGGCCTTGTGGTCCTGCTGAAGGACGCGGCGAAAAAGGCCATCGGTGCCACAATGCCCGTCAGCCTGATCCGGCGCTCGATCTCGTACGAGAATCCCGAGCACCGCTCGAAGCCGGCATGGCTCCGCAACTGGGTCTACATCCAACAGGACGACACGTTCTACAACTCGAAGACTCGCCAGGTGATGACCACTAAGGGCTTCGATCTCACCTTCGGCCGGTTCCTGCTGACGAAGAAGGACATCCTGGAGGGGATCACTGTCCCGGAGAACTCGGCAACGCATGTCGCGGTCCACCGCTTCCAGATACCCTCAGTCGCCAACAAGATGTACGCTCCGCTGGAAGACGAGTTCTTCGAGGCGAACAAGCTGCTCTACGTCAACAGCTACTCGGACGCCACGGTGCCCGATGATGTACCGGATCGGCTTACCCCGAAGCAGCTTGAGATGTGCGAGCGGGTGCCCCAGCATGTCGAGCACCTGTTCGAGAACAAGCGGGATGGGAAGTTACTTCTGAGCTTCCTCGCCTACATCGTGAAGACCAACGGCAAAGTGAATTGGGCTCCCGTGCTCCAGGGCGTCGAGGGCGACGGCAAATCCTTCTTCGGCTTGGTCATGGCGGCGGCTCTCGGCGGGGATAACGTCCACACAATCAACGGCGAAGCCCTGGCGGAACAGTACACGCCATGGGCTGAAGGCTCGCAATTCTGCCTGATCGAGGAAGTCCGGCTGCATGGCGCGGACAGGTTCGCGGTGATCAACAAGCTGAAGCCCTACATCACCAATGCGATGTGCTCGGTGCGCCGTATGCGGACTGACAGCTACAAGGTGATCAACACCGTCAACTACCTCCTGACGACGAACCACAAGGACGGCGTGCCGGTCAACGAGAACTCTTCCCGGTATTTCCCGCTGTTCTCGCGCTGGCAGACCAAGAGGGCCCTGGATCGGTTCAACGCGGAAAACCCCAACTACTATGACAAGCTGCACGAGGTCCTGGACCACCCCGGCTGGCTCCGCCGCTGGCTGCTCGACTACAAGCTTCACAAAGAGTTCAACCCGGAGCGACGTGCGACCGAGAGTGCCAGCCTGAAGGAGATGCGGTATCTCAATCAGAGCGAGGAAGAGGACACGCTTACCGAAATCCTCGACCGCGAGCTTCCCGGCATGTGCCGCACCCTGGTAGACTCTTCGATGCTATCCGCTCTCATGGCGGACGAGGGGGCCAGGGTGGCATACGGCCAGGCCTGGAAGCGCATGTTGTCCGAGCACGGCTTCACCTACCTAGGTATCGCCAAGGTGGACGGGAAGACCCGGAAGTTCTGGAGCCAGGAGCCGGAGCGCTTCCGACGCGGAGATCGCATTGACGCTGAAGCGATCCGGGATCACTTCGACCCGATCTAGTTCCTGGTGGCGGGAGTGCCTATCTGAGGGCTCCCGTCCGGAAATGGGATCATCACATATTCCATCTTGCGTGAGCGACAGTGCGGTGAGCGCTGGCTGTGATCGTACGCGATGTTGATGATCGTGTTCTCCATCCAGGGCTCGACGGCCGCCATGGGCAGGCGATCCGGCACGTCGATCTCAGCTTCGACCCTCATGCACGGGCACTTGTACTTGACCTTCACCGCGATCTCCTATGCGATTTTCGGCATATCCGGCTGGTATGCGATTTCCCGCATAAAGAAAAGGGCGACTGGGGTGAGCCAGCCGCCCTTGGAAAGGTTTGGGAGAGGATGCCTGAAAGGCGAATCGGTTTGTACGCCAGCGGCTTGCGGCCGTCAACGCCCCAGGCGGCCGTGATCTCGCCACAAGTCCCGGCACCGGGCGTTCGGGTGATATCCCCACGCGAAAGGCACCTTCGCGTCGTCGGCAAGGCCGTTGAACCTCTTCAGCGCGACCAGGGCTTCAGGCGGCCGAGGGTACTGCATCGCGGCCAAGGTGAAGCCACAATCCCGGAATACCTTGTTTGCCCGCCGCACATGCGCGTCGTGGGGCTCCGGCTCTTCAGTCACTTGTCGCTCCCTTTCTTCACCTTGTAGGTCTGCCGGACATAGCCGATCTCGGCCGAGCCACGGGTGCCGGCTTTCCGGTGCCAGCGATTGCGGCCGCACTTGGTACAGGTCCAATATGGGTTGTTCCGCTCGTAGTCACGCTCGAACTCGTGCTCGCAATGCCGGGAGCCGCCTGAGTGGCACAAGTGGGCCCGGTACTGGTAGACCGGCATCATCTTGCCCAGGCCGGTGTTCACCAGCACCTTATCGCGCAGAGCCTTGTCGAGGTCGATGGTGATCTCACTCTTGCTGTAGAACGTCACCCGCTTCCCCTTGCGCAAAGCGTGACGGTTGGGCCCGCCTTTGTTGATCGTAACTCCGCCTGGCTTGGCTAGAAGAAGCCTGAAGGCATCGTTCATCATCCACGTGAGCGTTTGGTGCGGTGGCATATCCGCGAGAGGCATACTGTCACGCTGCACCGGAGGATGTTGATGGGTGTACCCGACCGGCTCGTCGCTGCCCCACCGCATGAGGATGGAATCAGCGTAGACCTCGCCGTTCGGCCGCGTTGCGACCATGGTGTACATCTCGGCTATCCCTTTGGGGTGGCCGATCCAAAAACTCACCGTGTAGTCGGGAAAAGGATGCGGGGCGAAGTGGCCGTAATCTTCCAGCCAGGTCGGATCAGCCGCCAGGTACAAAAGGGCCTGGCTCGCCTCAACACCTAAAGAAAAGTGGTGAGCCCGGTACAAGAAAGCGGACTGCACTCGGTCGTCCAAGGATTCCACCGATGCCATATCGAGCAAACGGTGCTCAAGCCCTGGAGGTACGTCGGTCCAGTGTCCGAACATGTCAGCGATCCCTCGCCTCATTACCCGCAGAGCCCCGTCCGACTCTTTGGCGCGATCTAGTGTCGATGTAGTCATGTAGTTGTGCTCCCGCATTGGTCATCCCCTAGAGGGTATATGGATTGGATATACCCTCTAGGGGTTAAGCGGCGTGCGGCGGTCAACAAGACCGTCATCCAGGTTGACGACGAAGATGGTGCCGCAACCTTCGCACGCTATGCTGGTGTCGGTCGAGGTCAGGTCTTCCATGCTGTAGCAAACCGGGCACCGGCTCCGCATCAGGAACTCGGTGTCCTGCAAGCGCTGGAACTGGCGAAGTGACTTCCGAACGTACGTGAAGTAGTGGATCGTCAGCACGACCAGGGCTGGCACGGTGACCGCGATCCAATAAGGCTGAGAGGGGGAAAGATAGGCCGCCATGCCCGCCGAAACGGCTGAGACGAGCGCGATGTAGAATGTCTTCATTTTTTGGTCCTCCAGAATGAAGATCGCGTAACACGATTCGCTCAGCGTGTCGATGGGAAATCGGGTTACGGTTTCGTAACCAAACGTGTTACGCGAAGTGACGTTTTGGTTAAAAACGGCCAAAAGTACGGGGTCGAGAAAAACGTGTTACGCAGATCGCGTCCGAAAGTGCTTCGTAGAACCGTAACCGCCCTAATCGTAACCTGTCATCGTAACCCAGGATTCTCTAGGTAAGTTACGATAGTTACGATAGTTACGACCCTTTGTACGCATAGGAACTAATTTTCGCAATTTTTCTCAGCCTATAGGGAATAGAAGAAAAGCTATCGTAACCGTAACCCTGACATGCGGATCGCGTAACAAAAGTTGAGGGCCTACCCCCTGCTGGCGACGACAAGGATTTTCGGAAGTAACTTCGATTCGGCTCTTGGGCCATGCCGTTACGCGGATAAAATACGGAAAATCGGCTCAGCGCCCC